ATTCTGCAATAACTCTAGTTCTTAAACCAGCAACTGCTTGGTCAACATAAGATTTAGTAGATGCGTCTGAATTATTTGATGGTTCACCTAATCCTGTAAATGATCCACCAGATATTGAAACATTGTTTGCAGCTTGTGTGGCAATAGTTCCTAAACCTAAGTTCGTTCTTGAAGTAGATGCTGATACTACATCTGATAAATTACTTGCTTTAACAAGTTTTGCATCTAATTGCGTTTGAGCATTAGAACTTAAAGTATTTATATGTTGAAATTCTGCACTTGTGACAGTTCCATTGGCAATTTTTGTAGCATCAATTGCAGCAGAAGAATTTATATCTGCATTAACAATTGCACCATCTGCTATTTTAGCAGAAGTAATTGCTGAATCTGCTATCTTTGCAGTTGTTACATTTGCATCTGTAATTTTAGCAGTTGTAACAGCATTGGTTGCTAGTTTTGCAGTAGTTATATTAGAGTCTGCAATCTTAGCTGTAGTTACATTTGAATCTGCGATCTTTGCAGTAGTAACATTTGAGTTAGCAATTTTTGCAGTTGTTACATTTGCATCAGTAATCTTTGCTGTAGTTACATTAGCATCTGCAATCTTTACAGTAGTAACGGCACCATCAGCTAAAATACCTGTAGTTATAATTCCAGTAGGTATTGAACTATCTGTTTTAGTCAAAATACCAATTAAAATTCTTAATGTATTTGATGAAGCTCCTAAATTACCACTATCAAAAACACCTGTAATAGATTGTAAAGTTCCATTGTTAGATGAAGCTGTAATTGTACCAAAAACATAATTACCATCTGCTTTTAAAATTTTTAATCTTCTACCAACATGATAGATTGCAGTAATATCTACTGAACTAGCAATAGTAAATTGAGTTGTTGAAACCCAAGCTGATGTGTAAGCACCATCTCCATCACCATATTCAACCCATTGACTGTCATTATAGAACTCTCTAGTGTTAGCCATTAAATTCCGAATTGCATTATTTAACAAACTAGGAAGCATCCCTTCGTTTGTATCGATTCCATTCAAAGAAATGTTGTTTGCTGATGTTGTTGAGTAATCTTTTATTCCTGCCATTTATTTTCTCCTAATTCATAAACCAACTAAAAGCTTTATCGCTTTCAGAGTTATTTTTGTTAATTAATGTATTTACAGCTTCTTCTACTTGTCTTTGAAAAAGCTCTTTTAAGTCAAATGAATATCTGATGTTATCTATATCTATTTTATCTGACACTATCTATCCCCACCTGGTACTGCCTTTAAATCTATTCCTTGTGCATTAGTCCAAATACTTTCTGCTGGAATTTTAACATTAGCTCTAAAATATCTACCAGATTTTCTTACTGGATTTATACCACTTGCGTTCATTGAACTTGATGGTGATGATGTAACTGCATCTGCTAATTTATCTCTAGTTTTAATAATTACATTTGCACTTGCATCTACAATTGGTCTAACACTTGTTATGTTTGCTCTTAAACCTGGAAACAATTCTGTTTCTTTAGTTTCAAGTTCAGCTTCTAAATTTTTTCCAGAAAAAATAGCTGCTTTAAAATTCTCATCAACTGCACCTAAATACAAATGCCCAGTTTCCCAGAACCTTGTATCAAGTGAAATATTAATATCATCTATGTTAGAACTTATAATATCCATAAGCTCAACTGTGTTAGCTACAATAAATTGTTGAAATATTTGTGATGCTTTAACTTTAGCAATTGACCATTTCTGAGTTACATAATTGTATATCAAAAGTTTATCACAAATACCAGTAACATTTGGATTATCCTTACTTGGATATAACCAAATCGCTAAAGTATTAAATGGATCTACTGCTGCTGTAATTCTATCTGTGTATGCTTTGTTTAAATCACTTTCAAAAAATCTATTAACTTTTTCAGATCCAATAGGAAGTATCTGATCTCCATTAATTTGAAAAAATCCATCTGAGGAATAAAAAAAGACCTGTCTGTTGTCCTGGCAAACTGTTTGTCCATAAACTGCTCCTCTATTTGGAGATAATACTGAAAATCTAAATACAGTATTTCCACCAACAAAGTCCATTCTTAAAATTGAATCTTCTCTGAAAATATATCCAACCTCACCAGAAGTAATTGCAACTATTTGACCACCAGAGCCAGGCAAGTCTTGAGTATCTGATGAACTAACACCAGCTTCCCAAGTAGAAATATCATTAATACCTGACCAAGCAACTTTGTTTTTTGCATTTTCTAAATTACCTGTCACCAAGAAATCTCTTATGACACCTGAAACTCTAAATTTAGAGGGTACTGTTCCTGATCCTGATGCAGTTACTAAAGTTTGTAAATCAACAAATCCTGTTGAAGTTCCCATTAAAAAATATTGAGGTGCATCTACACCATTTGATGCAATAACATAGCTTCCAAATTGAGTAAAAGTTAAGTAGTCAATAGCAGTTCCAGATAAAGGTGTGCCACCAATAAAATTTGTTGTTGTTAATCTTACAGTATCAGATGAAACATTAGTTAAATTTAATCTACCTACTGCTGCTCTGGTAACTGTAACAACTGCATCTGTAACTGTTGCTGTAAAATGAGTATTAGCATTAATAGCAACTCTTAAATTTGATGCAGTAGTGTTATTATTTGTTTCTACTTTAAACTGAGTTCCTGATGCTGTGCCTACTGTTGATGTAAAGACAACAGTTGAGCCATCATTTTTTTTTAATGTAATAGTTTTTCCAGCTCCAATGTTTGCATAATCTGAAACTGTAATTGTGCATGATGCTTTAGCAGTATTTAAAAATAATCCACCAGCACCTTTATCTACAAATGCTCCACCAGATAATTGATAAATTGTATCTGCTGTTCCTACAAAAGTAAAAACTGTGTTTTCATTATTTCTAAAACTTCTTGCACCTTTAGCATTTTGTAAAACATTTGATGTACCACTATAAGGTACTAAACCTTTAACTGGTTTATATGAACTTTGAGCATGGTAGACGTTAGTCGCCACAGTTGCACCAGGATTCAAATGTGCTGGTTGATCTGGTAACCATTCGCCAAAAGGTAATTGCATTATTTTTTTTTCCTGTTGTTAAGAAATTGAAACAAATGGAGAAGCTACTGATGTTGTAGTTCTTACTTGTAAAGGACTTCCATTGTATTCATCTTCTCTATCGTTTAACTCAAGTCGTTCCATAGCAGTTCCAAACATTTGTTGCCAAACTTGGACTTGTTGTGGATTGATACCACCTAAAAAGTTTGCTGCATGAAACAATGATCCATATAAATAAATTGCTGGGTGAGATTTTAGAATATAATTTGTTGCAACAGATGAAGTTAAAGCTGGGAATTTTTTAAAGTAATTCATTTTAGCTGTGTAAGTTGCATCTGGTTTTGGAGAGAATCTAATTGTATCTCCTAAAATTGTAAATGTACTTGGTCTGCCAGTTGTTGATGTGCCACTTGTTGCATCCATTGTTGCTGGTGTTGAATAAACCAATGGAGTTTTTGTTTGACCAGCTAAAATATAAAAATCCCTAATTTGTAAAAAGTCAGTCGGTAAGGCAACAGTTTCAGCATCTACAGTTATACTAACTTGATCTATCATTGATCTAACTCTTAATTTAGAGTTAAAATCAGCTTCTGCTAATTTAATAAAATCATCAGCTATCTCTGTTGTTAAATCTGATCTGTTTAACCAGTTAGCAAGTGATGCTTTTAATTCTGTGTATGTAGTTAGTGCCATTAAATTTTTCCTGGTGCAGTTCTAAAATATCTAAAATCAGAACTATTTAGTTTTTCTCTTAATATTTTGTGTTGAACATCCTTAGGTAATTTAAACCAATTACCATCTTGACTGTTGTTATATTCTTTTGTCCAAATTTCTAAAATTATTGTAGGAACAGATGCTATTCTTTTAAAGTCTTTACCTGGAGAGTAACCATCATTCCTAGTGTAAAGCTCTTTATTAGTTTTAATAATTGGAGCTATGTCAGTTGATGTTTTAACTAAAACACCCTCTTTATCATTATCATAATAAGTATTATTTTTAATACCATCAGACTCTTGACCAATTTTTCTCATTAACGACCTTGCCCTAAATAACGATTAGTATTTTTTTGTCTTTTCTCATGTTTTGAGAGTGATTTTTTATGTTGACCAGCACCTCTTTTGGGTGGCTTATCTCTTGGAGTAAAAGTATTGAACTTTTGCTTTGCCACTACGCACCCATTTCAGTAATAGAAATAACAGCATTATTTCCACCTAAAGCAGCTACTTTTTCACCTGGAGAAACTTTAAAAATTTCTGGTTGATCTGCTGGTATAAGAATATGACTAGCAGTAGCAGTTGGTGCAGTACCAAAGATGATATGAAAATCTGTTGCAGAAGCTATTCTAACATATTGAGTTTGTGATCCAAAAGCAGATGATGCAATAGATGCAGCAGTTCCAGCCATTGTTATTTTTTGTATTGTACTTGGTCTTAAAGCATAATTAAAAGCCATAATTTGTTTTTCCTTTTATTTTCTTTTCTTCATTTTAGATTTAACAATCTTCAATTTAAGTTTTTTTGGTAAAGTTTTTTGTTTAGCTGTTAAGACAGCTTTACCTTTCATTCTACCTTGCATTAATATTTTCTCATTTTTACTTTTTTACTTTTTTTCTTTTTACCTTTTTTTTTAGGTGGTCTTCCTTTTTTAGAAGCATACGTCCCTTTACCCATTGGCATAATTTATTTCCTTTTATTTGATTAGTATTTGTGGGGAAGTATCGCTAGACAAGATCCCCACAAAATTTGTAATTATCTTCTAATAATAAGAGTTACAGCCATAGCTGATGT